CCTTATCGGCAACGCGTCCAGCCTTCTCGGCAGCAAGTTCAGCCTTAAGCTTTGCAACCTCTGCAGCAAGATCACTTACTGTTGTTGTTGCTGCGACTGTTGATACTGGAGTAGCAAGTCCTGCCACTGCGGCTGCCACTGTTGCTGTTGCTACTACAACGATAGATCCACCGGCAGGAGCAAGAACCTTCAGCTCTGCGTTGCCAAGACCTACTGTTGATGTCTCAACCGCTGTTGTTACTGTTGCTGTGTTAAGGCCAGTTGCTGCAACTGTTGCACCTGCAACTGTAGCGTTAATCGCAAGGCCGGATACCTTGTTGCCGAAAACGTCTACCGCTGTAAATGTGTATGTTGCTACTGTGCCAGAAGCTACAGCTGAAGGAGCAACTACGGAGATTGCGTTAGCAGCTCCCGCTGTACCCTTCATGTAGATTGTGTTGGTAACGCCACCGTTAGAAACGGTAACTGTACCTGCAGCAACGCTTGTTGTGTAGGCGTAAACAGTAGCAGTGTTACCTGTGCCTGTTGCTACAACAACTGCTGAAACTCCGTCAGTCGAGCGTACACGTACTGCCGCTGGATTGTCGAGAGCTGCAACGAGCTTGATAGCTCCTGTTGCTACGAATGAAACTGATGTACCTGTGTCAACAGTTGCGACTAAACGAACTACGTCTGCTTCGTCGATTGTGTTATCTGCTGGTACCGTCACTGCTGCTGGTGCTAAAGCTGTTGTTGCGTTCGAACCTGCAACAGCCGCTCCGACCTTTACTGATAGCGACATGTCCGCGGCGCTTGCCGGAAGTGCTGAAAACACTCCAAGGCCTAGCGCAACGACAGATGCCATTGCTACTTTTTTAATTAACTTCATATTTCTCCTATAGGTTTTATTTTCCAATCACCTGCCGGTGACTAGGTGCTTATCCTCGCAGTCTCTTGCTAGTGATGACACAACGTATATCTTGTTGCAGATGGCACATGTCCACTGCTGCATACGTCGGTCATCACTCATAAAGCCGTAAGAATTATTAGGTGTAGACATTATGTATGCCTACGTGTTATTCTGCAGCCGCTCGCTTATCCACCGCTGCAAACGCGCCGTTGATCTCTTCTTTTGTAAGTCTGCCGTCATTTAGGAATCCACGTGCTAGTTTTTCAACTACTGTTGCAACTCCAAGTGTACCTGCAAGAATTACTGCCTTTGCAGTGCTAATTCCAACAACTGCGCCAGCGCCGATAACGCTTAGACCAGATGCAGCAAACACTGCAACGATGCGCATAAAGATATTGCCAATTGCTGTAACAGGACCTGCCTTAGTTACGTCAACTGTCATGACATCATTCTTCTTTGCCATTTAATCTCCCTAGGGATAGAGGTAGTAGGGGTTTGCTTGCCTCTCCCAAGAAAGCTTTACTATTCTATCGCTTTTCCTTCTTTGCGACTTTTTAACGCTCTGCGGTGAACACGTCGCTCTTTAGCGGTTGTCCCGCCCCAGATTCCCATTTCATCATGGACGACGGCCCACTCAAGACACGGTTGCTTATACGGACAGCCTGCGCACATTCTTCGCGCTGCGCTGACGATATAGGTCGAAGCGCCTTTAGCTCCTTTTTCTGGAAAGAATATCTCCGGATCTGTAGTCGCACAAGCCGGGACTCCGTGATCTTTAAAGACAGGGTAATTGCTAGATAGTTGTATGTCTAGTGCCATGGACGGACCATATACAAAATGGCTACTCTTGTAAACTATAAGTTATTAGTTTACACTTACTTGATTATTCTTAATCCTTGCTTGCGAAGAATAGAGTTTCTTTCGTCCGCTGTCATTCCTCCCCAGACACCAAAGAACTCTGGAATTGAAAGTGCATGATCTAAGCATTGTTGAACTACAGGACAGCCTTTGCATATTTTCTTAGCTGCTTTTTCTTTATCACGCTTATTCTTACCACGCGCCTGTGGATCTAAAAAGAATACATCTGAGTCTTCACCACGACAGTTAGACTCCTCCTGCCAAGCCCATTCGTCATAGACGGGACGCAGGTTACGTAGCTGCGGGTTATGTTTTGTCATAGGATAATTCTATATTGAACTATCCCAAAAACGCGTCATTTGGACGTTGAGTAAAACCCGTTTCCTTTGAAGCTTACAGAGGGTACGTTGTATTGCCTCTTAAGCTCTTCAGAGCAATCGGGAGCGGTGCAGGTTGGATTACCCTCTTGAGCGTTTATACTGCGCTCTATGAGGTTGTAGTGGCCGTTCTTGCAATGGTATTCGTATTGTGGCATTAGGCGCACTTCCTTTTCACAAGTATAGGTAACATATAAGTATGATAGAATACAAATATGCCTAGAATTATATACGCTCTTCTGGATACGTCAGAGGTAGAATCACGTATATTCTATGTAGGAATGACTACTAAACCAGCCCAGGCGCGCTTTAAAGCTCACATAAATGAAGCTAAACGTGGAGTAGGCAAGGTAGACAGCAAGAAGAATAGAAAAGTAATGAAGCTGCTTAAGACAGAGAATTTAGACATGATTATCTTAGAGGAAAACGACGAATGGACCAATGAAGAACTGGCTCAAAAGGAAAAATGGTGGATATCTAACCTAAGATCTACTGGAGTCCAGCTTACTAATTTAACAGACGGTGGAGACGGTGTGGCCGGATATAAGTACACAGAAGAACAAAAACGCGCAAGCCGGGCTGCAATAGCAAAAGCATACGAAGAACGCGGTGAAAGTATACGCCAGCAGATGAGTGACTCGTCAAGGAATCGCTGGGATAATACAGATGAACGTACCGCTCAATCGCAGAAAATGAAAGACAGCAAAGCTGCAAAAGAGCAAAGAAAAATTCTTCATAAAAACTCAATAGGAAGACAACTAGATGAAGAACATAAGAAAGCAATATCTAAAGGAACACAGGACTTCTTTGATGCTCACCCAGAGATAGGCCAAGCACATTCAATTAGAATGAAGAAGAAATTTGAAGACCTAGTGTATAAAGAAATGATAGCAGAGCGAACTAAAGCAGCCTTTCAAGATCCAGCTCGTAGAGACACACTGATAGAGAATCGTCGCCGTGCAGGTGCAATAACTAACTCTATGTCTGTTTCATGCGCAGATTGCGGAATAACTTCTACGCCTGGTCCTTTAAGTATACACCTAAAGGCAACAGGTCATAAGAAGAAATAGATTACTTATCTTTTAGATTTTCTACGATCTCTCGTACCAAACAAGCGTCCGTGACGCAGTAACTTTCCCCTATTGCGTCTGCAGCCATACCTTCGTACACGCCAGAGAAATCAATAGGCATAAGAGTCATTGTTGCGTCCTCGTATTCTTCCTTTGTGATTTGAGTGTATGGCATCTGCGGATACGTAAAGTTACCCATAGGCAAGAATGATACGGTCTTCAATTGTCCGTCGTACATGTGCAACACTGTACCTACGTGCTCCGCTTCCTTTTCAGGATCAAATGATACGGTTACTGATACAGAGTTATCTGACCAGTACCGTTGCGCGGTTGCGGCGATGGCCGTCTTTTCAAAGATTGATACTTCACGTTCTGCGCGCTTAGCGTTTGACTTGATAGGGAAGAACACTACGCTTGTAGAGTCTGGCGACTCTGACGCAGGCTCTACTCTATAGTTCGCCATCTTGAATAGCGGCAGCATTGGATCCTCGTTAGAGAAACGAATTGCGCGGTTAAAGTACTCTCCGCCTGGTGTCCAGTGAACTCCCGGTGACTCTCCAGCAAGAATAGAAACCGTACCTGAAGGCTTAACTGTCGTCATCTTGATTGACTCGCGGATACCAAGCCACTCTGAATACGTATTGTCATACGCCTTGACAGTCTTGTAACCTTCGTCCATCCACTCGCGAAGAGTTGGAAGGCCAACGTTATCTGCAAAGTTAGCAACACCTGACATTGAGGTTCCGATGCGTCGGTTACGTTGCATGATTGCGTTTGTCTCCTCCCAGTGAGTAGGAAGTAGCGTTACTGTCTTAGCGTATAGATATGCAAACTTCAACGTGCGCTTATAATCTTCTAGTGTATCGTGACGTCCTAGATATGTCTCAACAAGTGTGCAACACTCATATGATTCTAGACTTTGCTCTGCGCAAGGGTTGTAGCCTACTACGCGGTGATCCTTATTGTTTACAGGATCTGCAAGACGTCCATACTTGCGTGATACGTCCATCCAGACTACACCTGGCTCGCCGTTACGGGCAATGCCTTCAACGATCTTGTCTAGGTCTTGTCCTACTGTTGTTTCAATAGAGTTGTTTGACATCCAACCCCAACCTGGAGCAGCAGGGTCATAGGAGTTACGCTCTGGAAAACGCTCTGCGTTCTTAAGGTTTAGGAATGTATCATCGTCAAGGCGACCGATTAGAAGTTCAGCTGAACGTCTAACATTGCCGCTA